TATCGCGGTTCTTAGGGTTCTTATGGGCCATCCCCACTCCCCGTGGGGCCCCTTGAGCGGATCATATAAACGAGTTTTATTACCCCTGAGCTTGGGTTGTATCATAGACAGGATTGAGCTCATTACTAAGGTAAAGCTTATTAACATTAGTAGTACCATTAGCATTCACTTGATTCCACAATACAAACCTAGGTTTTCTCAAATTGAGAGGTTGAGCACTACCACCAACAACTGCACGTGAAACAAACCCTGCAACTTCTGGAACCGCAACTTTATAAGATTCCTTCATCTCAATTGCAACAGGAACAGCCATACGAAGATTAGCACCATCATTGTAAGTCTTCTTTGCACCATACATAGGTATTCCTGACTGAAAAACCTGATCAGTTCTAACTGAAATAACACAACCAACACTGAAACCTTTGAGCAAACAATTCAAATTGATGTTCACCTGACCAGTAGCAGGCGCAACAGACGGTTGAGTAGAAACCAATTTAGACCAATCCAAAATTCCCTTAGGACCTTGAACAGTATGCAAACAAGTTTCATCTGGCGCCAACACCATTGACCTCTTCTTCCAAGACATAGGCAAACCAGCATATTTCTTAAGAACACCCATTCCATCCACAGTACTATCCAAAAAAATTTCATTTGGATTAGCATTAGCCGTTGCATAAGTAATGTTCCTATTGATGGTAGAGGTAGAATCCCAAACAGCAGCAGTTTGTTGGAGAACTTGCAAAGGGTTAATATTTTGAAATTTCAAAGTCGGAGAACATTCCCAAATATCAACATAAGCCACCCTATTACTAAGATTCTTCATTTCAAAGTCAACATAAGATTTGAGAACATTAATCTTCAAGGCACCAGCAGCGGTATTGCTAGTTGGAATAGATCCGTCAGCGGTAGTAAATTCGGTTGCCAAATTACCGGCAGAACTATAAGGATCACCCAAACCCTTGTTATTAAACAAGACAGAAGCAGCATCAATAATTTTAGCAGGAGTAAAAAAGTTTAACCCAGTCTGAGCGACAACAGTAGAGTCAGTTGCCGCTGCATCACTCAACGTAGCTAGCGCATTAAATAACGTACGAGACCCAGCTGGATTCGAACTACCAGGATACCAGATTTGATTGATCCCAGTTTGTCCCAAATCATTACCAATCATAGAACCAGAGGCAGCAGTATTCATTAAAGTACCAACCAATCCTTGCCTAACAGTTACGTACGTACCTGTAGAACATGTAGTTTGCAACACCTGCTTTACACTCTTGACAAACTTATCAGAAAGCTTATACGGCTTGTATGTCTTTAATTTGTTCTTGCCCTTGGAGGTCATTGCAGACCGTTGAACAAGCTTCTTCGCTGGATTACCTCTACCCATTATTGTTTTTTTTATGGTAAAAGGAACATTAGACGTCGCTGCTCCTATAATAGCCCCTGGAACACCTCCCAGAAAGTCACCAACAACAGCTCTATTATACCTACTAGCGATTGCATTTATATAATTAGTGTGAGCTTGAACCACTCTGTGGGTAAGAGGACGCGATGGTATAGTAGGCCTTGAATGCTTTGCTCTTTTACGGTCTCGGGACCTAGAGCTATCAGGAGTAGGATAATGTCCTTTACGTTTCATTTTTTATTAAGGAAACTACCGTCTCTTCTTATATTTGGGCTTTACAACGGCAGGGTAGTAGCGTTTCCGATGGAAAAATTGACGATGGTAGGCTGATCTACCAATTGCTCGCTTCCCTGCTCGAACAGCGCGACGATCTCTCCAAGGTGCTCCACGACTAAGGGGACCAACTTCTCGCTTAAAAGCTGACTGCTTCCATTTTCGAAACAAAGTCGTGAGCACTGCTTTGTTTTGATGTAGTTGTCGCTGCTTAGTACCCACAAGCTGGCTAAGCAACTTAGGGTTATAAGTATATAGTGGATTATGCGGGAGTTTTCGACCATTAGGTTTCATTAATTATTTTTATTAAGGGAAGTGTACGATCGTTAAACGCCTGAGTAAAGCTTCGAGGGTAGCAAGGTCAAGCTCGGGATACCATTCTACTGGGTCTTTGTTTGAAGTAATCCAGATAGTGTTGGCGACAAGAGGTCGGCTTGACCCTTTAATTTCCACACGGACCGGGTAGCGGTCAAACCATCTGAGCAAGTGCGCCACATCAATTCCTCCTCGAAATTCATCAACGACAACATGTTGTTGATCTTGGTAGCCGTCCCAAAACTTGGATCGTGGACATTTAGTGTAAGCGTCAATTCCCGCTTCTTCCCAAGCACGACGAGATTTGCCAGTTCCTGTACTACCCCAAAACACATGAACTGTTCGTTCAACTCCCACAGGGACTGCATGGTCACTTCTGATTGCTCGCAAGGCATGATAATTAACCACTCGGACATTTGCTGGCACAGCGGAGAGATCTCCGGACTTGGCGGCGGTCCAAACGGATTCCCAATCTGTCTTGCTATTCCGCCGAATCGGTTTAGCCCCAAGTTCAAACGTTGTTCCAATGCGAGTCTCTTCTTTTCCCACATATTCATTGGCAGCTTCTGATCTTGAGAGTTCACCATGGGTGCCTCTTCCAAACATTCCAACAACTCCGGGTAAAGACACTTTCTTGGCAAAGGCCGCCACGAGCTGATAGTGTTCGTATCCCGTGCCAGATCCACGCTCTTTTTGACCCTTGCACCATACAAGTCCGACGGGGAGAGTTCCAAGTTCGAGTTGAGCACAGACTTCATTTGGAGAGGGGATGGTACAGAGCCAGAAGATTCCTTGCCTACGAGTTGACTTGCCATTTGCCATTCAGCCATAAGAGAGAGAAGTATTTTTTGGTTTTTGCCTTTTTTGTATGGGAATTTGAACTATTTATACTTGGTGTGGCTTAGCTCGAGGGGCTTAGCAACCAAAAAATGACCCAGTATTGGTGCCCAACTCGAGAAGTTTGTGGCTAGAAATTCGGCTGGCTCGTTTGTCACAAATTTTCGATTTAAAAAAAGTGGCCTCCAGGGGTTGAACTTGCGCTGTCAAAAATACTTACCTGAGAACCATGAGAACTGAGAACCGCGATAGTAAGTAATACTA